CCAACAATGATTGCAATATAATTTTTTGATGTGATCAAAAATCCGTTTGAATTATCAATTCGTGATCCGGATTTCAATGTAAATCGTTGATTTTCAACGTTTTGCGTGTTTAATGTGTTCATTTTTTCCATTTTTTTCGTGTTTGACATTCACAAATATAACTATTTTTTTTTGTTATGGCTATATTTGCAAAAAAAATCACACATTTTTTTTCAATTCACGAATTTTTTCGCGATAAATTTTCATCATTTCCATGATTTCCGGTTTGGTCAATTTCAATGGAACATGTTTGATCCGTTCCAATTGTTCCAATTCATCCATTCCGATCCGTTGAATCAATCCGATTCGATATTCGTGAACATTTCCATTTCGGTGATGATTGCATTCAACACATTGCGCGTGAACGTTTGATTCCGCAAATCGTAAATTTGGATAGCCACCAACGGAAAAAAAATGTCCGGCATCGTATTTTTCCGGCAATTTGCAACCGCATGAAATACATGGTTGATGTCGATCGCGGATCCGGATGAATTCATTGAAAATTCGTTGCAATTCATTTTTCAATGTTGAACGTGTTTTCAATTGTTGTTTGATTTTTTTGATTCGTTCATTTTCATCGCGTTTGTGGATTTGTTTCAATTTCCGCAATTTTTCCATTGCTTCGATGGTTTTGCATTCCGGATTCCAACAAAATTTTTCCAACGTATTGAAACGCGGTTCGAATGGATTTTTGCAATTGCGACATTTTTTCATTTTTCACGTTTCATTTTTGACCATTGCGAAAATGATTTGTGTTTCATTTTTTTGAAAACATGCGGAATGTTGTTCACATACAAACCAACGCGATGATTTGGATCCGTAGCCGCGAGTGAATCATCATCCGAAACATCATTGTAATTTGAATCAATTAATTTGGCGTAATCGGTAAAAACATCCGAATGTCGATCAACATCAACATCGATCAAATGATCCAATTTTCCACCGAATGAATAAATCACAACAAAATTTTCCGGATGATCGGTGATTTCAAATTTGAAAATGTCGATTTGTTTTGTGTAAGCATAAAAAAACACATGCGGATTTGCGCGGATGATTTCCATCCAATCCATCGCGTAATCGATTGAAAAAAAATCACCGGAATCATGGATCCGAATTGTTTTTCCATGATATTTTTTCAATTTCAATTCATCCATCACCATTTGTTTCCATTTGGATCGATGATTCAACACCAAATCCAATTTTTCCATGTGCGATTTTTTGACATTTGGAAACATGAACATTCCGGTTTTGGCATAACAAAACGAACCGCAAACATTCGCATTAGGACAAACATTGAATCGCGTTCCATCATCCAATGTCACAACGTGAGCCGGTAAAGTCCAATTAAACAAACCGGATTGTTTCATGTATTGATTTTGAGTGAATAAATTCATGTATAAAATTTAGATATTGACAAATTTACATTCAATTGATAAATTCCGATTTCGGATTCGCGATTTTTTGCAATGATCAATTCACATTTGCCGGATGAATCGGATCCATCAAACATTTCCGTTGTTCCGTAGTATTCCGGTCGATGTATAAAACCAACAATAGACGCATCTTGTTCGATTTCACCGGAATCCTTCAAATCGTTCAAAACCGGTCGATGATCACCGCCACGTTGAACGGATGCGCGGTTCAATTGTGCAAATGCCACACATGGAATTTTCATGTTTTGACAAATCAATTTCAATCCGGTTGAAATTTCCGAAACGGATTCATATTTTGAACGATTCGATTTTGGTTGAATTTTTTGTAAATAATCAACAACAAACAAATCGATCGGTTTTTCGCGGTTCAATTCATTCAAATGGTTTGCAATGTCGGAAATGGATTGTGTTCCATCAATAAAAATGATATTTTCCATGAATTTTCGCGATTGAACATCATAAATTCGATTCATTTCCGAATCGGAACATTCACCAAATTTGATTCGATTCGAATCGATCACCGCCAAATTAGCGATCAACCGGCGCATCATTTGTTTTTGTGTCATTTCCAACGCAAAAAACACAACACGTTTTTCCATTTGAATCAAATTCGCAACCATTGAAACACCGAATGCCGTTTTGCCCATAGCCGGTCGCGCACCGATCACCATCAAATCCACCGGTTCCAAATTGATGATTCGATTCAAAAATGAATAACCGATCGACATTCCAACGTTTTCACCATTTTTCGCGCGAATGTGATCATTGATCACATCAAAAATCACATCAACATTTGATTTGGTTTCGTTGTTCATGGTGAAATCAATTTTTTTCATTCCATCAACCAATTCATTGAATTTGTCGATTGTCATGGATCCGGATTCAATCAATTGATCAAAATTGTTTCGAAACGAAACCGCGCGAAACACCGATTCATTGATGTGTAAATCATGAAATAAATTGTTCAACGCCATTTTTCCATCCAACACATTGATGTGATTGGTGATTTGTGAAATTTCCACAATGGTTGATTTTTCCAACCATCCATTTTCACGAAATTGATTGGTGATCGACAATAAATCAATGAAAACGTTTTTTTTCACCAATTGATTCATGGAATCAAACAATCGTTTTTCGAATGTTGTTTTGTTGAATTCCGGTTTGATCCGATTCAAAATGTTTCGTTGTTCGTTTTTGTCACAATGTAAAATGTGACCATAAATGATCCGCAATGGATCGCGTTTGATGTTGTTCATGTTGTTGATGTTTAAATTGTTGGAATGTAGGGTTTGCGAATTTGTTGTTCGGAAACATTTGCGAATTTATCGATTTTTTCGGCGCGTGAAAAGAATTCCAATGTGCAATGTTTGAATTTCGATTCGATGTGGAATTGATCGCGTTTTGCGTTCACCATCGCATTTTTCACATCATCCATTGTGAAACCATCACGAATCAATTTTTTGTATTTGATTTGAATCGATTTTGGAAACACGCGTGATCGTTTTTGAAAACATTGATTAAACCAATCCAACAATGAAACAAATTCCAATGGAATTTTTTGAAAATCATTTTCATTATCATTTCCATTTTCATTTTCATTATCATTATCATGGTTTTTTCGGTTCAATTCGGTTTCGTTCGGTTTTTTCAAATCCGGTTCGGTTTTTTCGGTTTTTTTTGGTCGACCGCCGTTCCGACCATTTGCGCGGTTGATTTCACATTGCGATTGGTATTTTTCCAAATCACGTTTGAATTGATTTTGAAACGGCAAAAAAGCCATTTTCATTCCAAAATCCAAATCCGGTTCAATGCCGTTTTGAAAATCACGAATTGCGCGAAACAATTTTCCGGATTGTTCATCGGTTAAATGATCCAAAATTTCCAATGAATCAATGTGTAAAATAAAAGATTTTTTCATGTGTTGATGTTTTGATGTATTAAAATTAAAATTCATTTTCGATTTCCGGATCCGGTTTCATTTCGAAACATCGAAACCAAACACCATCAATTTGTTTTTCAATGAAATTTGATTGTTCCAAAAATTCCATCGTAAAATGAACGGATGATGTTTCATGGTGAAATTCACCGAATTCATTTCCATCGTTGATTTGTTGTTTCAATTGATGAAAAACGTTTGTTAAATCAATCAATTCACGAATTTGAATTTGAATGTTGATTTGTTTCAATTTCATTTTTGATGTTTTTTTCATGTTGTTCGTTTTATGGTTTCCAAATAGTGCAAATACAATTGAACATTAAATGATCCACCGCGATCCAAACATGATGTGATTGTTTGTTTGCGCCAAAATCGGATCGATGTGATCAAATCGAATGGTTTTTTGATCACGTTTTGTTGATGTTGTGTTTTCATATTAATTCAAATTTAAAAATTGAACATTGATCGGTTGTGGAACCGGTGTGATTGAATGGATAACCGATTCATGACGATCCAATTTTCGTTTCGCATCCGAAATTGAAACCGCAATGATTTCCGTTGAATGCAATTTCACACGTTTGAATGTTTTTGGATGGATTTCAAACCATTTGCAAAGATAAATTTTCATGATGTTGATGTTTTTATTTTGATGAATCAATTTTTGATGCGCATTTGATCGCATCGTTTAATGTGAAAAACGCGGAATGAATCAACCATTGTTTGTTTTGATCAATGGATTTGATTCCGGTGTTTCGTTTTTTAAAAATCCAAACGATAAACATTTGATTTTGTGAATGTTGCGTGATTTTCGTGTTCATTTTTCCGTTTTTTTGATTGTTTGACATCCGCAAATATAACAAAATTAAAATGTAATAAACAAGCCAATACAAAAAAAAACCGAAATAACCTAATCAAACCGGATAAAACCGGATAAAACCGGATAAAACCGGATAAAAAACATTGATGTTTTTCAAAATCTCAATGTCACCTCAATGTTTTTATGGTTCAAAACAAAAAAAAAACCGATCCAAACGAACCGGTTTTCAACATCAATACATGAATAAATCGATGCAACATCAACGTTTCAAAGATACTCAAAATTCTTTTAACAAAACATAAGTCACAACTTTTTGCGGTTTGACCAATTCAATGAATTGTTTATATTTTGGAATGTTGTTCACCACTTGACATCCAAGTGACCATCCACCGATGATTTGTTTGATTTCCGTTGAATCCATGTTGTAAGTGTTCGCGTGAAAATTAATTCCACACAACACCGGAACGGATTTTGTTTCTTCAATTTGTTGATCGCGATCACCATCACGCGAAATCAAAAATGGTCTAATTTGTCGCAACGCTTCCATTTTTCCGCGATGCAATCCAAATTTCCAAACGTTGTAGTAAATTTCATTTGTTTTCACAACCGCAACGCCTTCCGGATTGTAGGTGTTGTAATTTAATAAACCATTTTTTCCGGCGTTGGTTGTTCCGGATGTGACCAAATGAAATTTTTGAAGTTCATTTTGTCGGTTGCCTTCCGAACCGGTATTTTCGAACAAATAAAATTTATCATCAAACACATTGAACGTGTCTTCGGTTGATTGAATTCCAACAATGTAAAATTTGGATGGAAATCCTTTGAATGATGGAAGCGATTTGATGCGATCCAAAATTTGTTTGTCGGTGTAATTTCTAACCATTTTTTTGATTTTTTCGTTTGCGATTCCAAATGGAAATCAAAATGAACAATGCGATGATCGTTGAAATGATTTGTTTTTCCAATGATCGTTTTTCGTTTTCGGATTTCATGCAATCGTTTTGTTTTTCGATCACATGCAATTGGTGTTCAATTGAATCAATTTCGGTTTCCATTTGTTCAACTTTGATTGAATCAACAACAACGGAATCGATGTTGTAATGGATCAACGCAAATTGATCCGCATTTGGTTCGATTTCCGGATATTTTTGCGAAAAAACAATGTTGGTTCCGTTGAATTGAAAAAACATCGTTAGAACGAATAAAAACATCCGTTTTTTATTCCAATTTTTCATTTTTTTCATTTTCATGATTTTTGGTTTTTTTTCGTGAAAATTGACTTTTTATCCAATCAATAAAAATTTCGTAAATATCACCAACCAAATCATCCAATTTTTCGGTGATTTCGTTCGCGATCCAACCGATGCAAAATGAAATCAAAATCAAAACTTTTGGAGATAAATTGTGAAAAAACATTTCAACCAAACCGATGAATGAATAAGTCAAAACACCGGCAATGATCATTCCGAGAAAAATTGTTGTTTTTGCGAATTTATGTTTCAACCCTTTTAACAACGCGCCCACCATTCCAATGAATAGTGACATCAAATCCATCCAATTTTCAAACATTTTCATTTCATTCCGGTATTTTTGCGCAAAAACGCAATCATTGATTCAATTGTAAATTTATCACCATCAAAATTAGTGTATTTTGGAACATCATCAAATGGAATCACAAACGATTGAATCAACCGCATCAAATCACAAATCACAATTGATTGTTCATTTGTTTGATAGTAAGTGTTTTTCAAAACAAATTCAAATGAATCAACATTTTGATCCGGCATCTTTTTTTCGATGATCAAATAATTTCCATCAATATCAATTCTATCCATAGTAAGTTCGATTTGTTTTGAATTTATCTTCAAATGTGCATTTCAACACCGCCAAACGTGAAAATTCTTTATATTCAACCGATGCGGATTCATTCAATGTGACCGGAATATCTAAATATCTATACGAATGATTGTGTTCGTTGTAATCGGAAATGAACAATTGGTTTTCGCTTAACAAATACAAATCCAACAATGGTTTGATCACACATTCGTTTTCCGGATCGGTGATCAATTCGTAAGTGTTTAAATTTTCGCGAATCACACGTTTCATTTCGCGGTTTTGGTAGATTATATTGTCGATTTCGGTGTTTGGTTGTCGGTTTCCAATAAAACCATAAAAACGAAACGTTGATTCAACACCGGATCCGGAAAAATTGATTCCATCCGTTTCATGAATACCATCAAAAATCGCGCGAACACGCGCCGTTTTCAATGCCGTTTCAATTGAATAAAATTTCAAATCAAAATCACCAACCGCAATTGATCCATTCACACCGGAAATTTCATAGTCGATTGAAAGATTGTAACATCCAACACCATCCAAATTCAAAACCTCCGACCATTCAATTGTTGTGAAAAACGCGTTTGGCTCATTGATGAATGGTTTTGGTGTCGGAATGTAATTTGTCGGAACACCATGTTTTTTCAAAACAAACGTGAACGTGTCGGATGGATCCGAAACTTTGATCCATGCGGATGTTTTGTCATTTTTCCATGTTTCCGTTCCGTTTCCGGCTAAAACAAGATATTTGCAACAACATGAAATTCCACCGCGTTTTTGTTCAACAAATGGTTTTGGAAGTTTTATTGAATTGTATTCACGAAACGTTCGTTCTTCTTTTGAACATTTTATTTTACACGCAACCGATCGAACATTGATTTTTAATGTTGTTTCTTTGTCAATTTCACAAGTCCATCGAAAATCTTTCGGACAACTCAAATTCGGAATCAATCCGGCTTCAATTGCTTTGAATGGTTCAAAATCGATTAAAATGTCATTTTCATCAATTGGAAATGTTAATGGTGAAACGCTAAAAATCCAAGAACCGGTATCAAATGCGGTTGGTGTAGCCGTTGGATAAAAACCTAAATAAACATCACCGAAAAAACCGGTTTCAGCGCGTGAACAATCGTTTGCCGGAAAACCGAAATCTTTAATTTTGTAAGTTGGAACACCAAAAAATTCACCATCACTTTGAACCTCATAAGTTGTTATTTGATCCGGTTCATTAATCGTTTGCAA